ATCAGCTGCAGATATGACGAAGTTAGCGATGCGGGAACTGTGGAAAGAGGGCATGGTGCCACACATACAGATCCACGATGAACTCGACTTCTCGATATTTAATAAAGAACAATCGGAGATGGTAATAGATAAAATGGTCAACTGTGTCGATATGAGAGTACCGTTAGTAGTAGATTACGAATCAGGAGATAACTGGGGAGAAGCAGTATGAGAATACGAAGCCTCACTCAAGAAAAGATCACTAGTAATCAAGAATACTATCGGCTTGTTTACGAACTATGGAAAGAGGGAAAGACACTCCGAGAGATCGGAGAGCAGTTTGGTGTAACTAAACAAAGAGCATGGCAGATCGTAGACAGAATGAAAGAAGGTAACGGGGATTATTACTATAAACATCGTAACAAGGTCGCCTCTTGATTTTTCCAGGTGATTGGAACCACGTTGCTCTTCAGACCGACGATGAAGAAGTCAACCAGATATTTGAAATGATCCACGAGTGGTTAACCGAAGCGCATAAATCGGACATAGATATGTTCGAAATCTATCAAGCAATGACTTTAGTCGGAGTAGTAAATGTTTTTCATATGTGTGACCCAGAAACAAAAGAAGCTGATCAGTTTTTGAGCGAGTTAAAACAGATTGTTTTTATGCTCTTAGATCATTTTACTGAAGAAGAACAGATCAAACATTGAGATCGACATGGCAAAAGAAGCATCCCTCTGGGCATTATTGAAAGAACATCTACCAGAAGAAGCTCACTTCCAACGGATCGAGACAGGAGGTACGGGGAAAGGGGTGCCTGATGTCAACTATTGTCATAAAGGCAAAGAGATCTGGATCGAGCTCAAATCGATCGAAGGATTAAAATCTACTCTGACCCCGTTTCAGATAGCTTGGATTTACAACAGATATCGGAGCGGAGGCAATGCTTTTATTCTGATGAGAAAGATAAATACTAAGAAGAAACAGATTAAATTATTTTCTCCGTCTCAAGGATTAAGTTTGAAAGAATTAGGAGATTTAAATTGGAAAACAGATTCTTTAGTTACTCTGGAGATTCCTTACAAATGGGAGGAACTCTTCGAAGCTATCGAACTTTACTCTGATTAGTGCTTTACTTTCGTAACCCTCGCGGTTAACGTATTAAAAGTAGCGCCGTGACAGCGTTACGACAAAACTTAGAAAGTAGAACTTACATAAGGAGACTACCCATGGTAGCAGCAGTAGAAAGTATGGCTTGGACAGGCCAAGTCCCTTGGCACGGAGAAGGCGTTGAGGTATCTAACGACCTTACGCCTCACGAGATGATGGTTGCGGCAGGACTTGACTGGTCTGTTAGTAAGCGACCAACTTGGACTTCCGCCAAGCCTATTGACCAATACGAGAAAGACGCTGACGGTAATATCGCGCTCGAACTATTAGAAGACCCTAGTCGGTTTACGATAGTACGCGATACCGATAACGCGATCCTTTCCTCATGCGGTTCAGGCTATAAGCCAATACAAAACGAACGCATCTTCGACTTTTTTGCGAAGTTTGTCAAAGAAGCCAACGTGAGTATGGAGACCGCTGGTAGCTTACGTGGTGGTAAAGATGTGTGGGCGTTAGCCAAACTAAATGAAACGTTTGAACTTCCTGGCGGTGACGAGATTAACGATTACTTTTTGTTTCGTCAACCTCACGAAGCCGGACACGCTATGATCATACGCGAGACCGAAATACGCGTCGTATGTAATAACACTTTACAGTTCGCGTTAGGCCAAGCATCTCGCGGTGAGTTCCGTATGACACACAATACAGAGTTTACCGACGATATCGCTAAGAAAGCAGCCGAGGCGTTAGGGCTTATGAAAGAGTCCCACCAAAACTTCCAAGATGCCGCGCACTTACTTGCGTCTAAGAAAGCCAAACACAGCGACGTGCTTGAGTTTATTACCCGCCTTAACCAACCTGACTTATATCAACAACAGCTTGAGCAAGCTCGGTTGTTACAAGAAGGTAAGAAGGTTGGCGAGATAACCCCGTTACGCGATCAGTTTACGAAATACTCTGAACTAACGGTACGCGCCTTAGAAGAGTCTCCAGGAGCAACCCTGAAATCTTCTAAAGGTACATGGTGGGGCGCACTTAACGCAGTGACCTTTGTCGAAGACCACCAACGTAGCGGCGAGAACCGAGCGTACAGCACGATGTTTGGCGAAAGCTCCAAGCGTAAATCAAGAGCACTTAACCTTGCTATTGAATATGCGGAGGCAGCGTAGTGGGGGACGTCAAAAAACTGTACAACGCTGTGGTAGTAGACCAAGAGTTGATCAGCCAGATTTGGTACACTTTAGAAGCAATAGGAGACCCTGACATTCTGTCGGGGCCTCTTGATAGTTTTAGCGAACTACAAGAAAACTCTAAAACTTTAGCTAGTGTTCTTGCAGCCAAGATGGCACAACAAGATTGCGGCTTAGGTGACGGTGTTATTTCTTTTGATTCCGAGGCCCTTGAAAGATGGCTATCTCATGTTAAAACTTATCGAAGGATTGAGGAGAACTTAACGTGAATATAAACGAAGATTTGATTGCTCTTAAAGCAGAAGTAACAATCTTACGCAATGATCTGAACAGGATGAGCAACCGATGTGCAACTTTAGTTGACATGCTAAATTTCTTGTTACAAGAGAAAAGCGTAGTTATTGAAAATACTTTTGCAGTCGAGTTCCGACAAGACAATCAAACAGAGATGTTTGATACAGGAGAACCAACGTCTGCTTACGTCAACCAGGATCGTTAGTTAGTGCTTTACTTTCGCCTTCGTCTTTAGTAAAGTAGTAAACGTTGGTATAAACCAGCTAGAAAGTATAACGTCATCATAGAAAGGAGAATGACATGGCAACAGCCAAAAAAGCAGCAGCACCAGCTGCGAAGAAAAAAGCAGCCCCTGCCAAAAAAGCAGCGGCGACCGTAACAACAATTACGGTGAAAGCACCTGAGACTGCGAAACGTGGTCGAGTGGCACAGAAGTTTGCGTACACAGGTAAACAACTTTCAGAAACGAAAGTTAAAACCCCGCAGTTTCAAGCCTTAGTTATCTCGATGCAAGATATCGAGAGTAAAGAGTTTGATCCTAAAAACTTCACTATGCAGGAAGTTGTTGATCTAGGTGTTGAGGAAGGGCATATCAGTATGCCTAATACTAAAAACCCAGAGAAACAAAAGAAGCGCATTATCGCGTGTTACAAAAAACCCCTGATCGAAGAAGGGTTTATTGTTTCACTTTGATAGATCGGGGGCTACGGCCCCCATATTCCATAGGAGAAAGATATGGAACTTGCACCATTTCCAGCTAGAGTTCGCAGTGTGTCCCACGCTTTATATAGAGCGGTTGATAACTTAGGCGGGGTCGATTTTGTTGATGCTGCTGACGTACTCCGAGAGTTAAAATCTTTTTGGACTCAATATGGGTACATAGGTAATCCCCCTGCTAATCTCGATGAACTTCATAAATACATGGCGAGATCAGGCCCACCTTATCTCCTGATAGATAGCAGTTTATCGAAAGATAGGTATCGCATTGCACGTTACGAAGAGTATGCGGATAAAGAAGCTCCTCAGAGTTGGTCACGAGCCGTGTATACCAAATCTCAAGTAGAGAAGGGGAAAGAAAAAGTTTCGCTCAAAAGAATGGCTAAACTTGAGAGGATCATTGAAGACCCTTGGTCGGAGTTACGACCTCCTCGAAAAAAGTCTCATACGAAACCTAAAGTTACCCCCACCCCTCGTTCAAACACTCGAGTGACGCATAACTCTGAAGCGATTAAAACAATCGTCGAAGAGACCGCAAGGAAACACCCTCAGCTCATTGAGAACAGAACACCTGATTTTAAATCGGATCCGATGAATAAGATCGAGCGGTTGGCGATAATTTGCGGAGCAGCGTTTGTTATGGCAATGACTGCTTTTACAGTTTCTATGATCAAAGATCTTTTTGTGAGGTAAAAACAATGATTGATTCTCGAACACAACGACGGATAAAAGCAGTTCGTAAATGTGCCGAACGTGCTAAAGATGAGAAGATGAAAGTTTATTGGTACAACGTCGAATGGCATCTCAGGAATCCCGAGAAGCGTCTAGCGTAGTGCTTTACTTTCGGGGTAGTCGCCGCTACCTTTTAGTAGTAGGCGCTACCCGCGCCCCGATAGAAAGGAGAATATATGAATTGGCGAGAGAAATACGATAGGCAGACCGATTTACTCGACGCTGCCTTCGATTTATTACCGCATGAGATTCAGCTTTGTTATAACGACGATTGTCGTTCATGGATCTCGGATGGCCCCGTGGAAGAATACGCTACGGTAAAATGTTTACACTGTCAGATGCACAAAGTATTGTACAAAAAGATGCCAGAGATCTCTGACGAACTTTGGGATAGGCTCTTAGAAGATGCAGCTGATAAATAGAATATCGGTGGGGATATTGAGTCAGGCGACTGGTAGCGTCAGGCGAGTTCCTACCCCGCCCCAACGGGGTCTAAGAGAAATAGATACGATGAAGTCGGTCCTCACCCTTCCTGTCCACGATAGCAGGAAGTTTTCATTACCGCAATCGTATCGACTACCAGACCATAAACTTAACAGAAAGGAGAACGAAATGAAGGAATATAACTTCTTCTACGATTCTAGCCACGGTTGGTTAGAAGTGGAGTTTAGCGAGCTGATCGAACTAGGAATCCACCAGGAGATCAGCAGGGGTAGTTACGTTTCAGGATCGAAGGTTTACCTCGAAGAAGATTCTGACGCTTGTACATTTTTCGTCGCGATACAAGAACAAAAAGATGTCGCCGCTGAGATCGATATCAAGTTTAAGATGCGCGACGTTAATGATCCTGAGGAGATTAAAAACCCCCGTCAAATGAGATCATACGACCCGAACGTAGAGCACCAATGCAGTATATGTGACGGGCCGATCGACGTACAAAGTAATGGCTGGGCGCACGGACATAACGCGCAGCCCCTCGCAGACGGACAATGTTGCAGTAGTTGCAATATGATCGTCATCCAACAACGTTTAGAAGATGTAAGGAGTGCAGTAAATGACCGTTGATGTTGATCGCTTACGCGAATTAAGTGACGCTATGCTTATCGAAAAACATTTCGGTGGGGATGACGAACCTGAGGAAAGACCGTTACTAGAACGGTTCCAAGCATTGCTCTTAGAAATTAGTGCACGGCTTTCCGATGACAGTGATTACGAAGAAGGACTTCGCCCAAGATTAAGGGAGCTTATGGATTACCTCGAAGACACCGTCGACGAGTAGTCGCGTTAGTGCTTTACTTTCGCGTTAATCGTAAGTACCTTATATATACCGCGCCGCCTACGGGCGCGGATAACTTAGAAAGAAGAAGGAGACAGATATGTCAGATAAATTTGACGAGCACGACCTCGAGTATCGTGTATTCCGACCACATTTACAGTCGCTAGGATTTAGTAGTGACTTTGCTGGTAAGTTACACGATTTCATGGAGGAGGCCCACGCAGAGTTGCGTACGATAGGTGATTCGATACCTGCCGAGACACTTGCAGCGTACCCCGAGATCCTTAACTTAGCTATTACTTACGGTAAGTGGCACCCCCGCTCCACCCCGATTGACGAGGATAGTGAGATAGCTTCGAAACATTACTTCCCCGAGGATTACAAAGCTCGCACTAGATTGCTTGACCAGTGGTTACTCGAGGAGCGAGCGGAGTACTCATCTACTCGATACGGTTCGGATGCACTGAAAGTAACTCGTATTGATAATTACCGAGACGACCTTGCAGGTGAGATGGCAGCGTACCCGATGTTCCCGATTACGTTCCCCGACGAGGTCGACGATGACCGTAACCTAGCGGATTATGCAGATGCCTAGACGCTATAAACCACTACCTAGGAGTCGGGCGAAAGCCCGACCCTTTCGACCATTGACTCTGACTATGCGTGTCGACGACCACCGAGAAAAATACCCTTCTCGATTACCGAAGACCGATTGTACTCAGAAGCCAGATACTCGACCGTCGGCCCGTGCGACGATCGCCCCAGCCTATAACAAAGGCGCTTACCAAGTGATACCCGACTCGGATATCGAACATATTGGGAGATGATATGAAAAACGATAAAGGCGAAACGCCACTCGACGTAGCGAGAGGAAACGTACTACAAGAGATTTACAATCTTATTGAACATTCTTCGGACGAGTACTATAGGACTAAGTTCGACAAAGTTACGATTGGACATTACAAATCGATTTATTTCAAACTAGCTTCCGATTGGAAGTTTGATATCCCTTCGAGTATCTTGATATGAAGTATTACATAAGCCGATTAGACACCGCAGACTTGTCGATTTCGACTGTCGTTAAACGACTGAAAGATTTCCGACCAGCCGAAGGTAAAGAATACGTTGTTCGTACCAAAGCAAGTTTGGATTTTAATTCTTGGTTGCCGAGTTTCCCAGTATACAAAGGTGTCGACGGGAAACTTAAGAAACAGAAAGACCACTTCGTAATGCTCTTTTAGTTATCCCACTAACCGCGATTAGCCCACTTCGGTGGGCTTTTTTGTGCCTATTAGAAAGAGCGCTGATATTGTCTATTTAGAAAAAAAACTTTTTTTTATTTTTTTAACAAAAACGACTAATAGAGTAATAGAAGTAATAGAGTGATGAGGAAAGCCTCGTGGGACAAGGGACGGGGACCGTGGTGAGTGTGACTGAAAAGTAATAGAATCTATTAGAACTATTACTTCTGAAACAGAGAATAGAGTAGATAGGCCGCGAGCGAAATCTTTTCTTTTTTATAAAAATAATTATTTTTAGATTATAGTAGTGACCCACAGACCCCTCGGATTCACTGCATGAAAGAGCTACAGTACACTCCCATGATCCCATCTGACGATGGTAACGGCTTCATCGACCCCGATGGTAAGAAGTGGCATCCGCTAAACCCGAAGCAAAAGAAGTTCGCTCGAGAGTATCTGAAAGGCCAAAACGCTACCGAAGCAGCTGTCAAAGCTGGTTATACGAAGAACAGAGCCGCTGCCAAGAGACAAGGCAGTGTGTTACTCAATCACAACCCGTTACTCCGAAACTATCTGATCGACCAGGAAATCAAGGAGGCGGAGCGTGATAGAGTTTCCATGGAGGGCCACCTATCCGCGCTCCATGACTTGCGTGAGGAGGCACGTGATCAGGGACAGATTAACGCAGCCATCACCGCAGAGATCCACCGAGGGAAGGTCGGAGGACTTTACATCGATCGACGTGAAGTATTGACCGCGAAGATCGACTCACTATCCAAGGATCAACTGATCGATCGACTCGGACAACTTATCACGAAGCGTGTACCGCAAACGATCGAGGGACAGATTACGAATCGAATCGGATCGATCGACGGATCGACTGATCGATCGATCGACTACATAGAAAAATAGAGGCGCGGCCC